CTATTTGACTATCTATTTTAGATACTGATTGTTTAGGTCTATCCCACTTCTTTTGATTTTTTGCCCAACGCAATAATCGTAATTTTATTTCAAATGTACTTTGTTTTTGGTATCTCATTTTCTTTTTACCTTCTGTCCAATAATTAATAAAATCTTCTAACATATCTTTTGGATAATCATAAGTCATAACTTCAAAAATAAATTTTTCTTTAGTTATATTTATATTACTTGTATTATTAATACTTGTATTATTCTCTTTGCTCATTTTGTATATAGTCCTATCATCTTTTTGGATTATACCTATCTTTCTTTTAATCACTTGTTTTTTTTCATTACGTTCTACTTGTATATTTATAAATCCTAATTTATTTAAATCACTAATCCACCTACTAACTGTATTTTTACTAACTCCATACAAATCAGCAAAGTAATTATTAGCTGCATAACAGTAACCTAATTTACCACTTAATGCAGTTATTTCTCCATATAATAATTTAGCATTAGGTTTTAAATTTGAATACCTTACATCTGCTGGTATAATTGCATAATAATTAGGTTTATCCTTCATAAGTTTTATAATCTATTTTATAGTCATATTTAATAAATGCTTGTTTTATAGTGCTTAGATCTCTTTCAAAATTAAATACACCTACATAAAATTCATGTTTATATTTACCACAAGTAAGTATAATTGTAACATCAGGCGCTTTACAATTAGTTACATGTATTTTACTTACAATATTAATAAATTTATTTTTATGTAAAATTTTACGTTTTCTATTACCCTTTAATAACTTTGAAAATGCTTCATCATATTTATGCTGATATATTTTCCAACCATAATAGTTTTTTTCATGGTTTCTTATATAATGGTTCATGCTTGTTCTATCTCTATTAATACGTTTCGCTACTTTTACTTTATGTATTCCTAAATAATTAATAGATAAAACACAAGCTATTTGTCTAGCTATATTTAGTTCTTGTTTTCTGCTAGATGTTTTTAATAGTTGGTTATCTACATTACAAACCTTACTTGTAATATTTAATACTCTATCTATTTTTTGTAATTCATTCATAATTATGTGTTTAAAAAAGGGGGTGCAGTTTTTGTTGTAAATTTAATTTTTGTTAATAATTAATTTGTTGTATTTATCAATCACTGCAACCTTTCAAAGTATAACCGCTCTGTTAATAATTTAAAATGGTTTTAACCCCCTTTTATAATTTAAAATGGTAAATCATCTGTATTTTCGTTTGACTTACTTTTATCCTCTTTCATAATAAACTCTATCATTTTTTCTGTTGCTATAAAAACTTCTTCTAAAGAAGCTTCAGCACCTTTAAGGTATTCTACTGCTGTTTTTAGTGTGCTTTGTCTAATAATTAATCTTTGTCTATCAGAATTTTCACCACCAGCTTTTGTATATGGAAAATTACCTTTGTTGTAATAAGGTTTAATTTTAGGAAATCTACCATCTTCAAATTCATATTGCACTTCTTCACCTACAACAAATTTTTCTTGATCTTTTGTTTTACATGAATATTCACCTGAATTTCCATTTTCCATAACTACTTCAAATTTGTACATCAAACCAAATTTACCTTCCCAAGTACCATTTGCTTGTACACTTTTTACTTTACTTGTTTTTAATAATGCCATTTTTATATATTTAATATTTATTGTTTTTTAAGGTAAACAATTCTAACCTATATATATCTTTCTTCATCTTGTCTAATTTCAAGATAGTTTTCTCTTTCTTTAGCTTCATATTCTCTTTCTTCTATTTCTTCACATTCATGACCACATTCAGAACATACTCTATCTATTGCTACTGCACTTTCTTTGCAATCACTACAAAAATGTGTTTCATCATAATATCTAGCTGAACAACAATTACTTACTTCTTCATCTAATTGCTCTATTTCAGCACCACAACAATTACTTACATAATAACTACACATAATACATTACTATTTTTGTTATAGCTACTACAACAGTAACAGTTGCTACTGCTAATGCAATATTTACTATATCATTATACATTTCATCTTTTAAGTTTATAATATCATAATCTTCATATTTATTAGCAAACCAAGATACATCATAAGTATGGTATATATCACCAATATGGTCGTATGATATTTTTCTTTGATTAGTTCCTTTTTTTAATTCAAAGAACTTTTTGTACTCTTCATTGTTAAATAAATGAACTGCTTTTGTTTTCTTGTTAATTAATTTATACATTTTCTTTTTTTTATTGTTAAACATGGTACAAATATACAATAAAATTAATTACTAACATAATTCGGTTAGAAAGTTATTAACAATTATAGTGTTAAGAAAGTTAAATAAAGGTTGCTAATATAATAAGTGCAAATGCCCATATTATCATTATTGGTAATTGGTGCTTAGGCTTCATTATAAAGGCATTAAAAGATTTATAGGTAGTGTACCATTGTTTAATATTACTGCACAACCTATTGCAGGTTTTTTACCTGCTTTAGCATAGTTAAAACTTAGATTAGTAAAATTAATTCCTGTTCCTACTTGTGTACCAAACACTCTAAAATTTCTACCTACATAGTGTTCTGTATAACATTGTGTGTGTAAGTGTCCTTGTACTGTATTCATCATATCAGCTCTACATTTAGTTCTTGCAGTACCACCTTCACCATGAACATACTGTACACCATCTTGTACATATCTTTCAACAAATTCCCAATTAGGTGTTCCTAATACTTCACTATATGATTTTAACCAAGCTGATGGTATTCCACCTGTCATCATTTTTCTTGATGCCATTCGATCATGGTTTCCGATTATAATTTTAGTACCTTCTTCATTGAACTCATTATACCATCTTTGTACTCTTTTAATTGCAAAATTTAATTCATCACCTGCTGAAGGTAAATCTGGATTTTGCTCGTGGTACGAATATCCTGCCGAGTCCAGCAGGTCACCTATAAATATTGTCTGTGTACAATTAAATGTATTATACTGTTCAACAACCCATGGCAAATACTCATCTAAATCCCATGGACAATGAAGGTCGCCAACGACAAGAACATTTCTTGTGTCGGTTTCCCTCATTTTTTTTAGTGCCACTATTTCGTGTGGCTTTAATCTATATCTATTATTTTTTAGCACTATCTGCTATACCTTGACCAATAACTAATGCTATAATAGAATGTAATATAGCTGTAGTATCTTCAGGGTTTAATCCAAATGATTCATGCAATAGTTGTACAATAATACCTGCTATTGTGTACCATGCTTTTTTTGATTTTAAAATTTTACCTAGTAAAAAGTTTTTTAGTAAATTGTTCATATTATTTGTTTTTGATTATTAAATTAATGTTTTCACCGCCTAAATTTATAATTTCTTTCATTAGTAAATCCATTGCTAAGGTAGAGTTACTAACAAAGTCTTGTTTACGTTTTAATCCTACTAGAATACAACCACTTGTATCTTTAGCAGTATTACCTCTATGAAATAATATATAGCTTCTATTGGGCACATCTTGTACTAATAAATGCACATAATCTCTTGTAGCACTTTCTCTAGCCACTCTTATTCTTACTTTATATTCTCCAGCAGGTATGCAAGATATATTTTTTTGATTATCTAAATATGGATTTTCTAATGTATCGCACATTTGTTCACCATTTAAATACAGTTTTCCAATAGTAGAATTTTCTGTAAATGTATCTCTTATTATTAAAAGATTTATACTGTCCAAATTATATGTAGTGAATTTTTGACACCTTAACCCCTTTAACTTCATGTACAAATTCTTTACGAACTTTAACAACTTGTTCATCTTCTTTTTTGTATTTAGGGTTTTTGCTATTCAGCTTGTTTTTTTTCGGCATACTTTACAAATTTATATATACTAAAAGCTATTGCTAAAGTCAATGATATAAGCGTTAGTATTTCGTTTACCTCAACTAAACTAATACCTATTGCAGTACCATTAGCTAGCGTTACTTGTGCGGTGTCTTGTATTTCTTTCATTCTTCTTTTTATTATCCTTACTCTTAATGTAAGTTTTTAATTTTATTTTATTTACTTCTTTTACTTTGTAATACTTTTTCATTATGTTAAATCAGATGTTAAGAAATTTCTAAGTGTTAATTTAGTTCCTACTTGTATTGGTCTTTCTAAATTCATTCCTGCATAATAAGCATTTTTATCAGGACTTATATCTTCACCACTATTTGTACTGTATTCAGGAAAACTAGATATATTATTTGTAAGGTGTTCTATTAACCTTTCAGTATAGTATTCTGCGGTGTTTCTAACTTCTTCTCTAAGGTGTTGCGCTTCTTCTGTACTCAAGGCTGTACCTGTTTCTGATGTCTTAGCATAGATGTTACCATTTTCGACCTTAAAACGCAAAAACGGTATGCAATGATAAAATGCCCAATTAGGTAACATATCTCCTATATATTCATCTACTAAAGTTTTATATACACCTGTTAGTGTGCCAGCAGTAATATCTGCTTCTAGTTTTTTGTAAAGATCAGTACCAAGTTTTGGTTCTACATATAACTTTTGTGCCTGTCTTACATAAGGTAAAAGTAAATCTACATCAACATTCATATTGATTGCAGTTGATTCTTTTAGCTTGTTTTCCGATATAAATAATACGTATGCCATAGTTTATCTTGGTTTTAAAAATCCTTCGTTTCTCATTCTTTTTGGTGGTCTTGCTACTAGGTTGTCATTCTTTTCTGCTGTAAACCCTTCACTTCTTGCTTTTGTATAACTAATTAATTGATTATCATTAATATTTTGCTTTGCATTTCTTAGTGATGTTTTGTAAATACGTCTTAACCAGAAATGATGACAATTACCTCCACCTTTGTAAAATTCGTATTTATCAGAATCACAACAATCTACTTGGTCTGCTAACCATATTGAATAAGTATTTGCACCACGAGGCCCCCAGCCTGGATTTACTGCTATTTTATCTAACCTTACTATATCTTCTTTTCGATATATTTTTCCTGCTGCCATCATTAATCTGCAAAATTCTCTAGTTTCTCCTTGCTGACTTAAAAAATTATCTTTAGTGTAAACATATCTTACTTTATAAAAATCTGAAAAATCTTTATTTACACCATCTTGTTCACTTCTTGCATTAGGTCTAGCAGTACCTGTTGAAGCTAGTTCTATTTTTTCAGCAGTTAATTTATTTAGTTCTTCTTCATAATTAAAATGCTGATGTTCACCATCTACAACTTCTTCATCTACTAATTCCCAATCATCTGGCGCATCTTCTCCACAATCTTCAATCCATTGTTCTAATGCTGTTTTATTAGAAAACCTCCGTATTTCTTCTTTTGCATTTATTGGAACACAATTAGGTACTTTTCTTCCATCTTTAATTTTAGTACCAATTGCTTCATATCCTGGTTCACATGGATTTGGTGTTATAAATTCTTCTTTGCAATTACATTTACTTAGACTTTCTTTTATTTGATCATGTGATTCACAAGGCATAAAATACTCTTTACCATCTTGCGTATGCGTATGCGAACCGCTACACCCAATTTTTTTAGCTTCTGCTTCTGCTTCTTCTTTAGTGTCAAATAATGGTAGTTCTACACCATCTGTAATCATACTTCCTACTTTAGCAAAATCTTCTCTTACTTCAACAGATTCATTTAATGGTGGTAATCCTAATTCTTCTCTTATTTCGTCTTGTTCCATTACCGCTTTTAAATCTTCTGATGTAAAGTCTAAAGTAATTGGTTTAATCTGTACAAAGCTAATAGGCATATCCATATTATTAACTCTAAACAATCTTCTAAGTACCTTAATGATATGATTCTGATAAGGCATACAAACTGTATTTAGATAATAATTTCCAGCTGCATTTAGTTCATCAACATTCGACCCCAAACCTGTGTCGTTCTTGATGCCCATGAGCATAGGACTCGTAACACGATGAGCTGTAAGCACGTTTTGAACGATGAGTTCTTGGAGTGCCAAATACTGTTTATCGGCGTTATCCATAGTAATAGGTGTTATTTCTGGCACTCTATTTCTATCC